AGAAGGTGAAGCTGGTAAAGCTTTAACTCTAGAAGAGTCACAAGAATTAAATCTTGTTGGCATAATTAAAAGTCGTTATGCATTAGCAGAAACAGCTAGAGACTCAGACGAAAGAAGATGGTTACAAGCTTATGAAAACTATCGAGGACTTTACAGTAAAGGAGTAAAGTTTAGAGAATCAGAAAAATCTAGAGTTTTTGTCAAAGTAACTAAGACAAAAGTTTTAGCAGCGTTTGGACAACTAGTAGATGTTATTTTTGGAGCTGGAAAGTTTCCAATAGGTATAGCAGAAACAGACTTACCAGAGGGTGAAAAAGAAAACGCTTATCTTGATGCTAATAATCCCACTACTGGAATAGAATCAAGTATACCTGATAATATAGGTAATAGATTGGAAGACCCTATCATAGAAAATCCATATGATGTTGGCTACGAGGGAGATGGTAAAGTTTTAAAAGCAGGTGCAACTTATGGCACTGGCATGTTTGAAGAAACACTAGAAAATAAATTAGCTAGTGAAGGTAATTTAAAAGAAGGCACTACACCATTACCTAATGTTCCAGAAATATCTCCAGCTCAAAAAGCTGCAAGAAGAATGGAAAAACTTATCCATGACCAAATAGAAGAATCTAATGGTTCAGCTGAAATTAGAAATGCTTTACTTGAATCAGCTCTATTAGGAACTGGAATTGTTAAAGGACCATTTAATTTTAATAAAAGATTAAATAGATGGGAAACAACTGAAGATGGTATGCGAGAGTATAACCCTCTTGAAGTTAGAGTACCTAGAATAGAGTTTGTTAGTTGTTGGGATTTTTATCCAGACCCTGCAGCTACTAATATAGAAGAATGTGAATTTGTAGTTCACAGACATAAAATGAATCGTAGTCAATTAAGGCAACTAAGAAATATGCCTTACTTTGATAAAGATGCTATCCGTGAATGTATACAGATGGGTCCTAACTACGAAGAAAAAGATTTTGAAAGTCAACTAAAAGATGACTACAATGTTGATGAAACATATGCACCTAACTTTGAAGTGCTTGAATATTGGGGTATCATGGATGCTGAATATGCAAGACAGGTTGGCATAGACTTACCAGACTCTGTAGATGATTTAGATGAAGTTCAAATTAATGCATGGGTATCGGGGAATAAATTACTACGAGCAGTAATTAATCCATTTACACCATACCGTATACCTTACAATGCATTTCCTTACGAAAGAAATCCATATAATTTTTTTGGTATAGGAGTAGCTGAGAATATGGATGATTCTCAACAAATTATGAATGGTCATGCTCGAATGGCTATTGATAACCTAGCTATGGCTGGTTCATTAGTATTTGATGTTGATGAGTCTGCATTAGTTGGTGGACAAAATATGGAAATATATCCCGGTAAAATCTTTAGAAGACAAGCCGGAATGCCGGGTCAATCAATTTATGGTCTCAAGTTCCCTAACACAGCACCTGAGAATATGATGATGTTTGACCGCTTTAGACAACTTGCTGATGAGCAAACAGGAATACCTAGTTATTCTCACGGACAAACAGGAGTACAAAGTATGACAAGAACTGCTTCTGGTATGTCAATGTTATTAGGTGCAGCAAGTTTAAATATTAAAACAGTCATTAAAAATCTTGATGACTTTTTACTAAAGCCATTAGGTGAATCTTATTTTCAATGGAATATGCAGTTCTTTGAAGGTAATATTGATGTGGCAGGTGATTTAGAAGTTAAAGCAACTGGTACAAATAGTTTAATGCAGAAAGAAGTTAGAAGTCAAAGACTAACAATGTTCTTACAAACTGCACAAAATCCAACTATTGCACCATTTGTTAAAGTTTCTAAATTAGTTAGTGAACTTGCCTACAGCTTAGATTTAGACCCAGATGAAATTCTGAATGACCCTGAAGAAGCTGCACTTATGGCACAGATAATAGGAATGCAAAATGCTCAACAAAACACAGGCGAAGAAATTGAACCCCTTGGTCAACAACAGACAGGCATGGGCGGAACTGGAGGCTTACCTCAAGGAGCTCAAGACACTGGAGTTACAGGCACTGGCGGTGGCAACATCGGAATCGGAAATGTACCGGTTGCAGGGGAGGATACATTCTCTGGCACGGTTGGAATCCCTACCGGAACAAGTTAAAGAAGCACTCACTAGAGTAGAGGACTAATATGGAAAAAGATAAAAAATTAGTAGGCGGTCAAAAAAAATTAGACGTTGATGGCGATGGTACTATAACTGGGGATGATTTTAAAGCTCTTAGAGAGAGAACGCAAAAACAAATGGGTGGGATGATGGAAGGTCAACCTTTACCAACTGAAGATGAACAAATGCAATCTTTGATGGGTGATAAAAGTTACTCAGAAGAAATGCAAGAAGAATTAGAACCTCTTCCAGAAAAACCTGAAGGAGACATGGAAATGGAACCTGATGAAGAAATGGAAGATACTTATTTAGATTTTATAATAGATGAAGCATTGGATGAAGAAGAAGAAACAATGCTTATGAATGAATTAGAAAACAATCCACAACTTAGCATGTTGTTTGATAAAGTTATGGATGTTGCAATAGAATTTTCAGGGTCTGGTCCTGTTGAAGGACCCGGCTCAGAAATCTCCGACAGTATACCTGCAAGGTTATCTGACGGTGAATTTGTCTTTACTGCTAAAGCTGTAGAAGAACTCGGAGCAGACAATTTAATGTCTATGATGAAAGAAGCTGAAGCTAAAGCAGATGAAAGACAACCAGCTCAAGAAGGTGGTTTAATGGAAGAAGAAGATACTGCGATGCCGGTTGCACCACAACCTGTTGAACAGAATATTCGTGTTACCAAAGAAACAGTCGGTGCTCAAGCAGCAATGCAAGAGGAAGACGATTTAGTTGGAGACGAACTTAAAAAATCTATGCTTTCTAATAGACCATACGTAAGGAGCTAAAAGGGATAAAGCTACCCTAGTATTAGGCACTTTATCAAAACAACAACCGAAAGGCGACCTTTACAAGACAAGCCCTGCAGTGCACAAGCAGCTACCTTGTTAAACGAAGCCCTTAGTAGGAGGATAGAAAATGACTGAAGAAGTCTTAAAAGAGGAACAAGCAAATCCTTATAACCAAAAAAAAGCTTGGCATACTGGTGAAGATAAACCTTTTGAATCATCTGAAGGTCTCTTTTTTGAAAAACCATCAACTGAAGTTGACGAAAGTGACGAAATTGAAATGGCAAAACAGGAAGAAGTAGCAGAACAAAAAGAAGTTCCATACAAAAAACCTGATTACAAAAAAAGATACGATGATTTAAAAAAACATTATGATAGTAAACTTAATGAGTTTAAGTCAAGGGAACAGGAATTACTTGAAGAAGCTACTAAAAATAGAACTGAATATCAAGCTCCTAAGACCGAAGAAGAACTTGAACAATTTAAAACACAATATCCTGATGTTTATGAAGTTGTTGAAACAGTTGCTCACATGCAAAGTGAATCTAAGGCAAAAGTTCTAGAAGAACGTCTTAGTAAACTCCAAGAACGTGAAGCAGAAATATCACAACGAGAAGCAGAAAAAAGGTTAAGAGATAAGCATCCTGATTTTGACGATGTTAGAAACAGTGATGATTTTCACGGGTGGGCAAAAGAACAGCCTAAGTCTATTCAAGATTGGATATACAAAAACGCTGACGATGCTGACCTAGCTAGTAGAGCTATAGATTTGTTTAAAAAGGATATTGGCTTAGAAACTCCAAAAAAGAAAAAGTCATCTTCTAAACAGACTAAATCTGCTGCGGATATGGTTTCAACTAAAACAACAAGTGTTGAACCAACGCAAGAGAAAATATGGTCTGAAAGGGAGATTGCTGCTATGAGCATAGCTGAATTTGATAAACACGAAAGTGAAATTAGTGAGGCGATGCAACAAGGCAGAATCGTTAAATAAACTATAACACATAAGGAGTATTATCATGGCTCAATTTTTTGAACCTTCAACTGATACTAATGGTAACTTTGCTAACTCCGTAAGTGGACAAACTAATAGTTTTTTCCTACCTTCGATTTATTCTAAAAAGGTTTTAAACTTTTTCAGAAAAGCATCGGTAGTTGAAGCTATTACTAACACCGACTATGCTGGTGAAATTTCTGCTTTCGGAGACTCTGTAAAGATTATTAAAGAGCCAGTAATTTCTGTATCTGCGTATACTAGAAATACTGACACATCACAAACTATGTTAACTGACCAAGAACTTAACTTGGTTGTTGACCAAGCTAACGCTTTTAAGTTTATCGTTGATGACATTGAAACTAATATGTCTCACGTTAACTTTAAAGAAGTTGCTACATCATCTGCTGCTTACTCATTGAAAGATGCATATGATGCTGCTGTATTAGCTGAAATGTTTGCTGGTATTTCAACATCTTCTCCAGACCACGTTATCGGTTCTGACAGTTCTACTGCTGATTCTACAATGACTCACGCAAGTAACTCTGTTGACCTACTTGGTTCTGATGGAACTGGTGTTGATGCACTAGACTTAATGGCTAGAATGGCTAGATTGTTAGACGACCAATCTGTACCTGAAGAAGGTAGATGGTTCGTTGCACCACCTTCGTTCTACGAAGAGTTATCACAGTCTGGTTCTAAGTTATTGTCTGTTGACTTTAACGCTGGTCAAGGCTCAATCAGAAATGGTTTAGTATCAACTGGAAAACTACGTGGATTTGACATGTACAAGTCTAACAATATCGCTGCGACTTCCAACGCAAGTGGTAAAGTTATGGCTGGTCATATCAGTTCTACTGCTACTGCACAAACTATTCTTTCAACTGAAGTGTTGAGAGACCCAACTTCGTTTGGTGACATAGTTCGTGGATTGCACGTATACGGAGCAAATGTCCTAAGAGACGATGCTTTAGTATCTGCATTTTATGTAGTTGACTA